GATCTCAATAGAGGTATGCTTAACCATATCTCTGTGCAGGAGAGACAAGACAGAGCGGTTAACGATAATGCAGTAGTGGTAAAGGAACTATTACTTAGTATCGAAAGGATAAACCAACGTGTTTGCTTCAACACAGCAAAAACAAACGCAGAAAGATACGAATGTTATAAGTAAACCGTTAACGCCTGAACAACGGCTGGAGCTAATTCACCGACCATTTACGATTAACATATTTAAACCGATAAAGAGTTGGTGTGGTAACTCGACACCTAAGACTACAAGGATAGATGATTCTAGCTGGATATCTTAAATGACAGTACCAGGTTTAACAGATAATCAAGAAATACCACGAATTCATGTTAGAGATCCTTCCGAAGACATCGGGGATGATGTTCGTAGAGTCCAGCCGCATCAACGGCAAGAGGACTTTTTACGATTACCAGACGATGTGTTCGAGGCACTTTTCGGTGGAGCAGCTTACGGCGGAAAGAGCTTTATTCTTACATTATTACCACTTATACGTGGGTTCTACAAACAGCGTGGATTCAAAGGTATCATCTTTAGAAGAAATTATAACGACCTTGAAAAAGAAGTTATCCGATTAAGCCATGAGTATTATCCTGCTACCGGTGGAATATACAACGAGACTAAGCATAGTTGGAGATGGCCTGATTATGGCAGCTACATGGACTTTGGACATATTAATCATATGTCTGACCTTAAGCGTCAGTATGATACTGCGCAGTACAATTATGGAGCATTTGATGAACTTACCCACTTTGATGAGGCAATGTATATCTATATTGCCGGCAGTCGTATTAGGCCTGGTAGTGATTTCCGTATATCTATAGTTCGTAATGGAACTAACCCTGGTGGCGTAGGACAGAAGTTTGTATTCGATAGATTTGTTAAACCTTGTGAAACAGGTTATAAGATTCTTAGAGATTCCAAGACTGGACTCTATAGGACATTCATTCCTAGCTTCTTACAGGATAATCCGTATGGTCTCTTATATGATCCGCTCTATGCTCAGAAGCTTGAAATGCTTCCTGAGAATGAGAAGAGAGCTAAGAAATATGGAGACTGGCACGCATTTGAGGGAAGCTATTTTACTGAGTTCAGACCTATTAGATTCCCCCATGAACCAGATATCGCACTGCATGTTATTGAACCATTTGGGGTGCCAGATCACTGGCCAAGAATATTGTCTATCGATTGGGGTAAGAGAGCGATGTGCCATGCCATGTGGGCAGCTATATCCCCAAATAAACGTGTATTCGTGTACAGAGAACGAGCATGGTATGGTAAAGATGTCCCTTTTTGGGCTGGAGAAGTAAAAGAGCTATCTCATAATGAGAATATCATACAGACTGTTCTTTGTGGTTCTGCATGGCAGGACAGAGGGACAGAGACAATTGCAGACCAATTCCAAAAATATTCTGGACTAGTTGCTAGCAGCACTGAGAACACTCCTAATACGAGAGTTCCTGGCTGGCAAGTAGTCCATGATATGTTGCGTTGGGAACCAGTAAAGACGCTGAAAGCGCAAGGTGAATTCTATGATTTTGATACGGCTATGCATATATACAGGAACTTCGGTGAGGATGGGCTGATCAAATACCGAGCCCAATTCTTAGATGAGCCTGAAGAAAAGAATCTACCCAAGATGCAATTCTTTAGTACTTGTCCACTAGTTGCTGAGACTATTCCATTAGCCGTTCACGATGATGAAAAGAACGTAGAGGATGTTAAAGAGTTTGAGGGTGATGATCCATTAGACAATCTAAGATATCTATCCAAAGCGGCAATGAGATACTTGACTGGCACTGACGAAGAAATCGTAAGACTTAGAGCAGTACAAGAAGCAATGAATCACTTAGCAGTATCACAAGACCAAACTAGCTTCTACCGAAAAATGGAACATATCGAAGCGGCTAAGGTGATTAAGGGAGCAGTTAGAAAATCTAGATTCATGAGGAGACACTGATGTTAAGATTCATTGCGATGCTACTTGGTAAAGAGTATGAACCATGCATGACTTGCGTTGAATTACGTAAGAGATTAGAGAAGTATGATGAACATCAGGAGAATTATACTTGCGATTCGTGTGACACGTTACTGGCACAGTTGGATCATGCACTTGAACGAGAGAAGATATTAATTGATCGTTTATTACAATTGAGTGAACCTGAGAAAGTTCCAATCCAAATACCAGGTAAAGATAATAGACTTAATAAGACTATGCCATTTAGAATGGCTCAGAAGATTAGAGAAGAACAAGACTCTATAGCGGCTAAAAGACTAAGGGATATTGCTGAGTTGGAGAAGGATTTAAAACTTCCTGCAACTGAGGCTGAGAAGGAAGCTGAACTCAGAGTTGAGGAAGACAAAGAGTTTGAAGCGATGGCTGGAATAGAACATGCCGACAATAAAGCCACCGGAACGGCATAGATCTTTCTGGAAGCAGCTCTTTGGGCAAAGTGAGAAAGATAACTTTGTCGAGGGAATAAAGAATCGTAGAGAGGGAACCGATAAAGCGGAAGCCTCCGATTATTTCTTCGACCCAGTAACTACTGAAGTCACAGCGCCTATGGCGATGATGACTAAGTATATCAAGAATGGTGTTCCTGATATTGCTGAAAGAATAACAGCTACTGAAGGATTTAAGAAGGCTACTGGTGCATTAGGCGAAAGGGCCGCAGCCGCTGGTGAATCGTTTGCTAGAAGATATCCACGTATTGCTGCTCATATGGGTATTAAAGAGTTAGGTAGAGATGCTCAGATGTCAGGTGTAGTTGATTTGGATAGGATGGCTAATCCTAGACAGTTTGATGTAGGACTTAAACGTACTAGAGATATCGGAGATACAATCGCTCATGAAGGAACTCATGTAGCACAAGCTCTTGGGTCTGGCGGATTAAAAAATATGAAATCTTTATATAATGCAGCTAGTGATGCGATTGAAAATCAAGGTGGATTAATGGCTAAAGCTAGGGGCTGGTCATATACTTATAATCCGTGGGAAAAGTCAGCAGTCAGATCTGCTGCTAGAGTAGCCCAAAAGGAAGCTGGAGTTAAACCGGAAAGGGCTATATCTGCCACGAGAGAGATGGCTGATCTTATTGCACGAGAGCCAGAGAAGAGCAAGTCTCGTGTCATTTACAATTCGATCAAAAAGTCTAGGAGTAAGTAATGCCAGCTAAATCAGCCAAGCAGTATCGTTTCATGCAGATGATTGCTCATGGTGGCGGCAAAGAAAGGGCTGCTGGTCCTTCTAAAGCTGTAGCTAAAGAAATGGTTGAGAAGACTCCTAAAAAGAAACGTAGCGGCTTCATGAAAGGTAAGAAATAATGTTCGGCTCATTTATGCCCTCCTTTGGAGGAGGTAATAAAAGTAAGAACTCATATGATAGTAATAACTTCTCTGCTGGTAATGCATATAAGCCTAGTTTTGGTGCTAGCTTTGGTGCTAATTATCAATCGCCAAATGGATATTCTAGTTCTAAACCACAAGTATCTCAGATGAGTAGTATGCCTGGATTCTTTGGTAATCCAAGTTCTAATCAGCAGCCTAAAGCTATGATGAATCAACAGTCTAGAGCTATGGCTCCCAGTATGGGATTTGGTGGGTTCAATAATATATGGAATCCTCAGTCTTTTGCCGGTTCAACTTTAAGAGATTTAAATACTGGACAGAATGTAGATTTATCTCAGAATCCTTTCCCGAGTGGTATTGGTGGTGGCTTATTTGAAAAGCTCCGTAGTAGGATGCAATTCTAATGGCTGAAGAAACTAAGACCGAAGGTATAACTGATAAAGAGAAAGAACTCCTGAAGAAGGTCGTAGACCACTTCACTCAGGAAGATCTTGCCGTTCGTGAGACGCAGATTCGCCAATGGCGTAAGCTTAAGCTTTATTGGAGTGGATTCTCTCGTGTGTGGTATTCAGAGGTTGCACATGATTGGAGAGTCTGGGATAATATTCAATTAGATGAACAAACTAATGATCAAGCATTCTATGACAAACCCGTTAATGTATTTAGAGCCTATCTTGAGTCTATTATTGCAGCTCTGTCTATTACCATTCCTGGCATTCGGTGTGTTCCTGATGACGCCGATAATCCTTTGGATGTTAGCACAGCCAAGGCTGGAAATAAGATTGCGGAACTCATTAGCAAACATAATAATGTTGCATATCTTTGGCTTCACGCTCTTTATATTTATTGTACTGAAGGTCTGGTAGCCTGTTATTCCTATCCTAAAGAAGATGTATCTTATGGGACTTATGAAGAGAAAGAGTATAAAGATGAAACTATCCAAGCATACGTGTGTCCCTTCTGTCAGACTCAGATGGCTGATGAACTCTTCTCTCAAAGAGAGCAGAATGAGTTCATGCCAGATGACGATGATGTTGATTTACAAGATTTAATTCAGAATGATGACGCAATTATCTGTCCTCAGTGTGCAGCACAAATCGATCCGGAATTACAGAAGTCTCCATTAGTAATTGAGAAGTTAGTTGGTGTAACTACTAAACCCAAGACTAGGGTTTGTATGGAATGCTATGGAGGATTATATGTAAAGATTCCTAACTACGCGATGAAGCAGGAAGACATTCCTTACCTTCAGTTTGCATATGAAACACACTACTCCAATGTATTGGATTTATACCCGGAACTTAGGGGAAAAATTGATAACGGGACCAATAGCGGAGCATATGCTGGTACTACTGAGGACTATGGACGATGGGGACGTCTTAATCCTCAGTATAGAGGAGAGTTTCCCGTCAACAATGTTACGGTTAGAAATACTTGGTTCAGACCATCTGCATTCAACATCTTAACTGAAGAAGAAGCTGATATACTTAAGAAGAGATTTCCAAATGGAGCTAAGACAGTATTTATTAATGATTGCTTCGCAGCCGCTGAGAACGAATGTCTCGACGATTGCTGGACTCTCACAAAGAATCCTCTGTCTGATTATTTACATCATGATCCCCTTGGGTTGTTACTGGTTAATATTCAGGATATTACAAACGATCTTATCTCATTGATTGTTCAGACAATCGAACAGGGAATTCCACAGACATTCGTAGATCCTGCTGTTCTGGATACAGATGCTTACGGTCAATTAGAAGCTACACCTGGTGGTGTTTATAATACTAAAGCTGTCGGATCTAGCAAGAATATCTCTGATGCATTCTATCAATTTAAAGCCTCTGCTCTATCTGACGAAGTACTTCCTTTTAGCGATAGGACACAGCAATTAGGTCAGCTAGTAGTTGGAGCCCAGCCAAGTATTTTCGGTGGAGAATTAGGTGGCTCAAAGACTGCATCCGAATATAGCATGTCTAGAGCGCAAGCGTTGCAGCGCCTACAAACCCCCTGGAAAATGTTTGGCATCTGGTGGAAAGAGATATTTGGTAAGGTCATCCCGACATTCATTAAGGAAATGTCAGGTGATGAAAGACTTGTCGAAAAGGATAAGCAAGGTAATTACATAAATGTATTCATACGTAAAGCAGAAACCATTGGTAAGATTGGAGATATTGAATTAGAAGCTTCAGAACAATTGCCAACTTCATGGGCTCAAATTAAAGATACTGTTATGCGTCTTATCGAACTTAATAATCCTGAAATTCTACAGGCATTAACGGCACCTGAGAATTTACCATTAGTTACTGAAGCTATTGGGTTATCACAGTTTAAAATGCCTGGTGAAGAATCTAGGAATAAACAGAATGAGGAAATTCAGTTACTATTACAGTCTCAGCCTATTGAAATTCCAGTAGATCCTATGATGCTTCAGCAGGCTGCGGCAAACGGACAAATTATTCCTCCTGTCCAACAGCAGCCGTCAGTTCCTATTGACGTTGAATTAGATGATCATCAAATTGAAGCGTATGTATGTCGTCAATTTTTAATCGGTGAAGCTGGTAGACTCGCCAAAATTCAGAACCCGGAAGGGTATATGAATGTGCTCTTGCACTATAAGGCTCATAATGAGCGAGTGCAATTAGCACAAATGCAACAGGCTCAAATGGCTAATGCCGATAGCCAGAACAGCCAAAATAAGTCGGCAAAACCTGCGAAGGCAGAGGAGAAGGATAATGCCGCTTGATAAGCCTATTGAAGATGGACAGCTAGGTGAAGGGGATATTCTCAAGATCCTCAATACCGCTGATGATGATAAGGATGATGATAAAAATGATGACGATAAGGAAGATGAGCCATTAAAACTAGAAGGTAAAGACGACGATAAAAAAGATGATGATAGCGATGACGATGATGATACTGACGATAAAAAAGATGACGACGAAGTCGAGGACGACGATGAGGAAGAAGACAAAGTCGATGACGAAGAGCTTCAGCTTTTAACTCCTTATCGCAAGCAAGAAATACTAAAAGCTTTTCCGGGACTTGATAAGAAGTTCCCGTTTATTTTCCATGCGTATTACGGCTATCAGCAATATACTGATGTATTCCCAACTATTGAAGATGCAAAAGAAGCAGTAGATAAAGCTAAGACTCTTGATAAATTTGCCAGTGAAATTATGTCCGGTAAGATCGAGAATGTTATTCGTGAAGTATCAGGCAATGATAAAGCTTATCGTCGAATGATCGATGACTATATTCCTGCGCTCGCGCGCGTAAATCAAAATGCCGCTACGCATGTTGTATCTGGTATCTATAAGAATGCTATTGCCTCAATGCTTAACTTCGCTAAGGAGAACGATAACGAGGATCTAGCTAAAGCGGCAGGTGTGCTGCATCAATTCTTATTTACTACTAATAAGTTCACTCCACACCAGCGCTTATCTAAAGATAGTGAAGTTGAAGAAACTGATCAGATCTCTGAGGAACGTAGACAGTTCCAGAAGGAGAGATTTGAACAGGTTCAGAATGACATGATTGAGCGAATGGACAATCAGATCCAAGCGACAATCAGTGCTAACATTGACCCTAAAGGTCAGATGCAAGGATTCGTTAAGAGACATGCTGCTAAGGAAGCATTTGATTTATTAGAACGTAATTTGCTTGCTGATAAAGCATTTAAATCTACTATGGAAAGATTATGGAGAGCAGCAGTTGAGGATAATTATTCCGCGGCCTCACGCGGCAGGATTAGGAAGGCATTTCTATCACGCGCAACGGCACTATTACCTGGTGTCTTGAAGAGTGTTAGGAATGAGGCTTTAAAAGGTGGCTCAGGTAAGAAGTCCTCTGATAAAGACCGCAGAGGTCATTTGCCAGTTAACCGGACACCCTCCTCTGGTAATAATTCAGGAGGGAACAAAGACAAAAAGGGTGGCATCCCGAAAGGAATGTCCATTGACGCGTTCATTATGTCCGATTAGCTGGAGTTACTAATGGCACAAACAGAGGCACAGATAGCAGCCCTTGAATTAGAAAAGGTGCTGCCGAAGGTGCGTACTGTTTTTGAATATGACGATAAGTTCTACTCTCATATTCAGAAGCGGGACGTTGAAAAGATCTCCAATCGCCAGATGCGCGTTCCATTGGAATTGCGTCCTGGTGGAGATTTCGGATACTTCAATCCAGATGGTGGTGATCTGGGTCGAGGTGGTGGTCCGACATACGATAAGGCTGTTCTTAATTCTGTATTTCTTAGCGAGAATATTGAATATACGAAACTCACTCAGTGGTCTACCGATGATGCCCGTAAAGCCATTGTTAATTCTGTGCGTCGTCTGACAGCAGGAGCAATTAAAGAACTGCGACGTCAGCTTGATGCACAGATGATGCAGGATGGTAGCGGCGTTATTGGTGAGATTGGGTCTGTTTCCACATCTGGTGGAGTAGATACCTACGTATTAGATGAAGATGGATTTGGTGCGCGTCTGATGCGATTTGGTCAGACGATTCAGGTCTTTGATTCGACTCGTACTACGAATCGTGGATCTGGACAGATTACTCAGTGGGATGTCGCTAACAAAACCATTCAGGTTACTCCTGCAATTACTGGAGCGACTGCTGGTGATGTTATCGTTACCCGCGGTATTGCATCACCGAATTCTCTTCCTGCTATTTTCGGTGTCCCATATCAGCATTCTAATGCTAGTGTGGGTGTGTGGTTAGGCTTCAATCGTCTTACCACTCCTGAAATCCGATCCAATCGAGTGAATGGAGGTAATGCTGCACTTACATTACCACTTCCTCGACTCGCTATCAATGCGATGGGAAATCGTGTTGGTATCGATAATAACTTCAAACCTGAAGCCTGGACACACCCTGCACAGGCGCAGGCTTATGAAGAGATTGGTCAATTGATCAGTCAGATTCATAAGCAGGCTAAGGATGAAGCTTTAAATCTTTATTTCGGCGATAATATGCAGCTCGCAGGAGCGCCTATCAAATTAAGCTTTAACTGGGATACTCGCCGTATTGACTTCGTTTCTCCTGAAGTCTGGGGACGTGGAGAGACATTGCCAATTGGCTTCTATACTACAGATGGCCGCAAGATCTTTGAAATCCGCGGACCCTCTGGTGGTATTGCCACGGCGGAAATCTTCTATATGGTTATTGGTACTCAGTTCTTTGTTAATAATCCTGCTGCCACTGCTTATATTGATAACCTTGCTGTTCCTTCGGGATATTAAGGAGAAGAATCATGGGAGCAGACACCCTTAATTTCCAGAATTTCAGCACGGTTCAGAGTAAACAGCAGCCTACTCCGCAGACTATCGCGAGTGCGGCTACTATTACTCCTACTGGATTTCTCACATTAGTTAGTGGGACAGTCCAGATTGAGAATATTACTCCTCCGATTCAGGGAGGTCTTACCTTGATCGGCTTGGTCTTTACCAATGCCGCTCCGGTAGCCTTTCTAACGACGGGTAATATTGCTCGTGCAAAAGACTCAGTACAGTATGAACTTGTTCTACTGTGCTGGGATCCTGTTACGAGCAAGTGGTATCCAGCAGGAACGACAGTAGCAAGCTAGTTGATTGGGGGAGGAAGTTACTAACTCCCCATAACTCAGGAGATTGTGATGACAAACATACTTAGAGTTCAGAAAGCAGACAACGGCTATCTTGTTACGAATATGAAGACCAATCAGACGTATCTGTGTATGACAGAAGATGATGTCCTTAATAAAACAAAAGAGATCTTATCAGAGAAATCTATCGAAGAGAAGAAGTAATGTCTTTTCCAGTAGAACCAATTCGATCGTGACTGGGAAAC